GCCCGAGTTGGAGCTGCATCGTGGCGAACTGCTGCTGGAGCTTTTGGGTCGCCGGCACCGCGTCGCGCATCTTCTGAGCAAGCGCTTCGCCGCTGCCGGCCGCATTATCGAAATATCCCGCGACTGAGTTGATCTGGTCGCCGCTCTGCTGGAGCGCGGCAGCGAACTCCGGTGCTGCCTGCCTACCGAGCACTTGCGTAAGGAAATAGAAGCCTTGGCCGCTCTCGTTGGCCTTTTCGTAACCTTGCTTGAGGTAGTCGAGGAAGGGTATGGCGCCGTCGCGCAAGGCTGTTTGGAGGCCGCCAAGGCTGAGCCCCACCTTGTCGAGCTCAGTCTTCGTGCTCTTGCTGCCCGCCTGGACGAAGTTCATCGCGCCATTGAACGCCGCCCAGGTGTCGTCGACGTTGGCGCCGCCTGACACCATCTCGGAAAGCACGACGTTGAGGTCCTTGAAGGAAAGGCCCGATGCGTTCGCCGCGCCTGCGCTCTGCGTAAGGGCGTTGGCGTAGCTTGCCGTGTTGGTCGTGACGTTCGCGGCTACGGTGGCGATGGAGTCCATCACGTCCGTGATCTTGAGCCCTTCGCTACGGAATACCTGCATGGAGTTGGAGGCGAGGTCGGCCACCTGATTGAGGTCCTGCATCTTGGCCACCAGCGCCAAGTTGATGATGTCGCCCAGGTCCTGAGTGGCGGTCTTGGCGTCGATGCTGCCGCCGACGAAATTCCCGAGCGCGTCGGCTACCTGGGTGAAGCTGAAAGAGGTGCCTTGCGCGGCAGCGACGGCCGCCTGCCGGAATTGCTCGAGCTGGTCCGCGCTGGCGTTTACGAAGGCGCCGGAGCGCTGGATCGATGCGTCGAACTGCTCGTAGGAGTTGACCGCATTGAGTATGCCATAGCCAAGGGCGGCAGTTGCGGCAGTGCCGTACGCGGCCATCTTCTGGAAGGTGGGCTGCATCGAGGACACCTTCCCTTCCAATCCTGACAAAGAGTCGGCAACGCCGGAGAGGCCAGCGGAAATCTGGTCCTTGAGGCTGATTATGATGCTGAGTTGGCGGCTATTGTCTCCCATGCTGTTTGGTTTGTGCTCTCTCGAGCCGGTGCTTTGTGTCGATTATCCGCACGTATGCGTCGATGACCTCCGCCGGCTGCTGGCGTATTTGCTCAGGCGTCCAGCCGTAACGCTCCGATAGCGCCTCCATGATGACTAGCGGGTCCTGCCGCGTCTTCCCTTCGAGCTGGAAGGAAAGGTCGTCGAGCACTATTTTTTTTTGTTAAGAGCCTCGACAGCGTCGTAGAGTTTGTCGCCGTCCTCCATTGAGAGTGCGTTCATCCACTCGCGGGCGAACTTAGTCTCCGTGCCTTGCGCGTCCTGTATGCTCACCACGGCAAGCTCGAGCAGTTTGAACTTTGCCTCGAGCATCTTGGTTGCGTCGAAGCCGCTCAGACCCACGCCGTCTATCTTCGCGCCTGAGGCAAGGACCATATTGACCTGCTCCCTGTCGCCCCACGTGAGCGAGTCATTGATGGTGACCTTGTACTGAGATAGTTCGATGAGCATACGCGATGAGGTGATGATTAGTAGCTGGTGGTGGCGTTGACGAGCGTGACCTGGCTCTGCTGGCTGTCGTCCGAGTTGTAGAACGCCTTAAAGGTGATCTCTTCGGTCACAAGGTCGTTGACGTTGCCGGTGCGCTGCCAGTCGGTCACCTGCACCTTGTTGAGCAGGATGGTGAGCGAAGGATTGACGCCGCCGCCAAGGTCGGCGGTGCCGGTGATGGCGATCTGCATGTAGACCTGGGTGTCGTTCTCGAACATGTCCTCGAAGGTCGTATCGAGGAAGTTGCGGCTGAACTTGCCGGTTATGGCAAACGCGCCGTTGTAGATGTTATCCGGCGAAGTGCTGCCGAAGACGAAGTCCGATATGGCTTTCGCGTCCCATTTGGTCGAGAGCGTCTTGAGCTTGATAGCCGTGGCGCTGCTGAGGCCGGCCTCGGTGCTCGCCGTCTTCACCACGATGTCGCGCGCGATGAAGTCGTACTCGGTCGAAGTCGAAGGGGTCGAGGTGGTGGTGGTCTCCTGTTTGCCGATGAAGCTCGAGGTATAGCGGACGTAGTCGTCCGTCTTGGCCGTCACCTCGAGTGAGGAGATGACCGCACCCGGCATCTTCACGTCGCGCACGCTGCCATCCTGGATGAACAGGGTGAGGGTAGGGTGCGTGATGCTCTGGCTGAGGATAAACGCGTGGCTGTATGCCGAGCCGTCGGCGGTGGTCGTCGGCGAGCCGTAGAGGTTGACGAAGAAGTACCCCACCACGTCGGCGTGGAGGATGCCTTCGAGCGAGCCCTCGTTCCAACGCTGGACCGTGCGCACGCGGTCGGCGTCCTCGATTCGGCCGAAGGAAGTGTCGTCCACAACCTGCTTCGACTTGGGGATTACGTCGGCCTTGGTGTGGCGTACCCAATGCGTAGCCAAGCTCTCAGCCGTGCCGCGCGTCGCTTCCTTGGCGACCCCGAACGATATACTCCTCCCAATAAATTCTGACATATCTCATTAGTATAATGCCTATAATCAGGAGGGCTTCCTTACCGAAAAGTATAGCACCTAGTTTGTGGTGGTCGTGCGTATCTCAAGTGTCAATTCCGCCTGCGCCTCGATGCCGCTTTGGGTGACGGACATCGACCAAAGCCCCGAGTTGACAAGGAGCCATACGCGGTGACCACCCACCATGCCGCCGTCCCAGCCGGCATCGAACGCTGCAAGTACCGCGTCGACCGCCTTGGGCAATACCGTCTCGAAAATGCTGGTATTGTCCTTCTGATTGGTGCCGACCACCACATACATGTGGAAGCGGTAGACCTTGGAGTTATCGGCAGTGCTTTGGAAGGTGTTTTGAAATGCGTCCGGGAAGAATATGACCGCCGGGTAGTTGGCTACATCGGTGACCGGGTGCGCGTAGACCACCTTGATCGCGCCAATGCTCTCGAGCGTCGCCTTTATTTGTGCGATGAGTGTGTCGTACATACCTCTCTATTCTACGATGCCAAATTGCCTACGAGGTCCTGCAGGAGCTCCGTCTCGTGCTGGCGGACCGCCGGGTCTGCCGTGTCCTTGGCGTAGTCGAGCCACGGCCTCGCTTGCATGCGCCGCGTGCCCTGGTGGACGTAGACCGCATACGGCGCCGTGGGGTAGATGCGGCCTTCGAGCCCGCTGACGGTCGTCTGGTGCGTGTCCCGAAGATTGCCCGTAAGCACCGGAGCTCCGCCGCCAGTACCGCCGAGGCGCCAGGGATTGCGCAGAATGACCTTTCGATACTCAGCAAGAGCGCGGGTAATGAAGATGCCAGCGCGCGAAATCGTGTAGGCAGGGTTGCGCTTGATGGCCGCTTCGAGCTCTTTGAACCCCTCGAAGTCATATTCGATGTCAGCCATTTTGCTTTAGCTCGCGCTCGCATAGGAGCTCGAGGTGGGCGTTATCGCCCTGCGGGAATTCCTGCACGCCTTTGACGTGGTAGGTGTAGTTGCCGCAGATGAGCTTGTCGCCCTCGGCCACGTCCGAACCGAAGGGGCAGTACACCATGTAGCTCTTCGTGAAGGCGAGGCCGGCGAATTGCGCGATCTGCGCCGAAGTCTGCGAGATGTATGCGGCAACGGTGCCGATGGTGCTGTCGCTCGCGTAGTCGTTGCCGGAGCCGTCGGTCGTCCAAACCTTGCGCGTGACGCTGCACGTCGTGTTGAAGAGGTCGGCAATCATAGATTAAAGGATGATCTTCTTGCGGGCATCGAGTATCGCCATCACGCGGTCCCAGTCGTTGATGCCGCGGTCGTCGTTGTATTGGACCTTATAGCCGCCGATCCACTCGAGCTTCTTGGCCGGGCCGGTGTTCACCTGGGCATTCACGATGCCGGCGGTCATGACCGTCGCGGCGAATTTGATGTCGTCGGGGCACTCGACCGAGTATCCCCACTTTGCCGTGATGCGGTGCGTGCCGCGCGGCCACGGCTGGTACTTCAGCACGATTGCGTTCTTCGGCGTCTCGTTGAGCGGCAGCGCCAAGAAGTCGGTCGTAGCGGTGAAGGCGTCGCCGTAAGTGTCGCCGGTCTCGACCGTTTCGATTTCGGTGCAGTCGTCGATGAGTAGGCGCACATGCCGGCCATCGCTGCTGTAGAGGCGGCCCGATGCAACGGTATCCGCTTCGAAGTTGCGGCCGGTGAGCTGGTTTATGTGCGCGGTGATCGACGCAATCCATGCCGCGATTTGCGTGTCGAAAGAGCTGTCGATGGTGATGAGGAGGTAGTCTTCGATGTCCGTTTTATCGCAGTAGGCCATATAGCTGAATCATATCACTGCATAAGCGTGTACGGGCTGCCGGTGTGCGCGTATGGGGATTTGCTGGCGGCATAGGGCGATGCCATCTTCGTGTGGCGCTTGCGGTTTCCGACGATCTTGGCGACGCCGTGCACGGTCTTGAGTGTCGTCCCTTCGATGTCGGCCGTACCCTGGACCGTTTGCGTGCTCACATTGGCTATGCGCGCGGCGCCCGTCTCATTTTTCGTGGTCACCAGCGCCACGCGCGCCTTGCCATCCTCGGTCTGCGCGGCCTGAACCGTCACTCGCGCTTTGCCAACCTCAGTCTTCTGAGTGCTGGCGGTGACGCTTGCCTTGCCAGGCTGTGTCTTGGCTACAGAGGCGGTCATGCGTGCCTTTCCGGCCTCGGATACGGATGAGCTCTTCTGCACGCTGCTGCGGCCCGTTTCTGCGGCCTGGGAGGCCTTCAGGATGCTGGCTTTGCCGGTTTCGGTCCTGGTGCCCGGCCCGGTGAGTTGGGCGAGGCCCGTAATCGTGCGGGTGGCAGCTCCGGTGACCCGCGCGACGCCGGTTACGGTCCTGCTGGCGGCGGTAGTCACGCGGGCGAGGCCGGCGAGGGTCTTGGCAACCACCCGGGTGATCCGCGCCTTGCCGGTCTGGGCTTGGGGAGTGGTGCGCTTGATAGCTGCCTTACCTATTGAGATCTTGGCGGTCGTGCCGGAGATGTTCGCCTTGCCGGTGATGGTCTGCGACGTGCTCGAAAGCGAGCTGAGCATCTTCGCGACGCCAGTAATCGTGCGCGTGGTGATGCCCGTTATGTGCGCGGTGCCGCTCTGCGTCTTGGCGACTACCTGCTGGATGCGGGATACACCTGGCTCAGTCTTTGAGGTCGATGCGGTGACTCGTCCAACGCCGCTTTCGGTGCGCGTGGTCGCTGCGGTTATGCGGCCGAGGCCTATCTCGGTCTTCGATGCGCTCGTAGTCACCCGCGCCTTACCCGACGCCGTCTTGGTCGTAGTAGCAGCGACACGGGCAGTACCGGAGGCAGTTTTAGAGATGCTCGCGGTAACGCGCGATGTGCCAATGGCGGTTTTGGAAGAGGCGATGCCGACGCGCGCCGTACCACTCAGTGTCTTCTGAGCAGTAGCCGTGATGCGGCCTTTGCCAGTTTCCGTTTGCTGCGCGGTACCGGTTACCCTCGATACGCCCGTTTCTGTTTTGGTGGTCGTAATCGAGCCGCTGACGGCAGGTCCGACAGCTCCGGGATTGAGATAGCTGGTGACAGTCGTCGTTTGGCTGGACTTATGCTGCTTGAAGGCTGCATTGGGAAACGCGTTTGTAGGACCGAGTACCGTGCCTGTCGCGTTCGGCTGCACCGCGCCCGGATACACGTAGCTCTGGACAGTCGTCGTTTGACTGGCCTTGTGTTGCTTGAAGGCTCCGTTTGGAAAGGCGTTGGTGTAGCTTAGAACCATACATAGCTACGCAAGCGAATAGTTCTCCGTTGATTGAGCAACGTAGGGGTTGCTGCTCGCTGGCGTGTCGTGTGCTCCCGCGCTGATGCCGCTGTAGTTTG